GTAATCAAAACGCAAACGTTGATTACAAAAGCGAAGCGGTTTTTATTTCTAAATTAGAAGGTGACGAGAATAAAAATCTTTATATTTCCAAATTAGAGTCAAGAAGTGAAATACCAGAACCTCATAGGGCTTCTCAGTTTGCTAGAAACTTTAAGGGTTTTGACGATAAAACTTTGGATAAATATTCTAAAGAAAGTGCTGAAATTAAGAAAATAGCTAATCAAGCTTATAAAGATTATAATGATACAATCAATCAGCACAACGAAAAAAGAGCATTACAGTTTTCTCGAAGTTTTCCAACTGTTGAAAAATATGTGGACTATGTTGTCTCTGTGAGTGAGTTTGAAGAGTACAACCCAAATAAAGGGTAATATGAAAGGATATTAAAAATGGCTGATCCAACCAGTATCGTACAAAGGACAGAAAAAGTTGACGTAAATCGATTTGAAGGGATTATAAAAGACACAGAAGCGTTAGTTATTGGAGGGCTTTTAGCTCTTAATACAAATACAGGTAAAGTTGAGTTTATGGATGATGCTCAATATTTAGTTCCAATTGGTGTTGCCGCAAAGCAAGCGGCAGGGGATAACGAAAACTTAACGGGTAATACAGCAGGTGATTATAGTGTTGTTGCTAGAAGTGGTATTATTATATCATCTGTTTTGGTCACAGGGACAAGTGCAATAACAGACGTTATGAAACTTGTTTATGCAACAGATGGACAGACTTTAACCCTTACAAGACCCACTACAGGGCTTCCAATAGGGTTTATTCGAAAATGGGTTTCAGGTACAACTTGCGATGTGCAATTGTTTTCTTTAGAAAGCATAAGAGTTTTATCTCAAATCGGTACAAAACAAACAATATGTCTCGGAAGAATTAATAGTCATTCAATAGAAGGTACAAGTGCACTTGATGTTCTTTCTTATGAGGCTCCAAATGGATTTACTATTGATTCTTTTTATGCTAAAGCTGAAGGGATTGATTCTGGTCTAGTTGCTGGAGATCAAGACTTTAACTTAGAAATAGGTGGGACTAATGTTACAGGCGGACTGTTAACATTGGGTTTTGCTGATGCAAATGCAGTTGCTGATTTAGCTACAAAAATAAGTTCAACTGCAATAACAGCTAATAATGTATGCAAAGCAGGTGATATTATTCAAGTAGAGATGGTCGCTGGTGGAACTGGTTTTACAGCAGATAAAGCAGGTGCGTTTGCATTATACATAGACGTAACACCTGTTATAAGTGCATAGTAGAAATAATATTTTTATGAAAGGATATAAAAATGGCTGTTATTGATAACAGATACTCCTTACGAGCGGGGGTTTTAGCTGATCTTAAAGATACTTGGACAGCACAAGCATCTGTGTTTAAAAAACAACAAGAATTATTGGTTAAGTTTTTACCGTATAATAATTTGAGAAAAGCGACATATGCTTGGAAAGAGTCAATACCTTTTCCAGCTCGTTGGGATTTTGGCATGGGCAGGACTTACCAAACTTTTAAAGATAATTATATTCAGATTAGTAATACCGCGTATGAGCTTAGTATAGCTTACAATCGTTTTGATAAAGATGACGATCAAATAGGCGATGTAAAAGAACATGTACAGCTTGCCGTAAGACGTTTTTTGCAATTACCTGATAAATTTGTTGCTGAATATATAAATAATGCTGCTAATTTATTACCTAATATTAATAACGCATATGATGGAGTTGCATTATTTAGCGATGTAGATGGTGATGGTAGTAATAGATTTAGTACTTCAGGTGGCAATATTATAACAGGCACTGGTAGTGGGACAACTGCGGCTTTAAAAAATGATCTCATGGTAGCTCAAAGACGTTTTCTTACTTTTAAAGACACAGCAGGTCAACCTATTTTCAACGAAGAAGATGTTGCTTTAGAGCGTCTTCACACAATCGTTCCAAATGACCTTAATGCTGTGATTCAAGACCTTGCTGGTGGAGAATATATTAGAACAGATTTAGGTTCTAATACTGCACAAAGTAATATCACAAAAGGTAGGTTTAAATATCATCTTAACCCATACTTAACTGATACTGCTGATTGGTATGTAGCGGTAGAACATCCATATTGGAAACCTTTTGCATTCAGGGCACCTAATACACCAAATCAAATTATAGCAGAATTTGCAAATTCTGACCATGCGAGAGAGTACAACGAAGAAGTACTTTATGCAGATGTTAGAGCGGGATTAGGGGTATGGTGTCCATTTTGCTTTATCAAAGTAAATAACTAAATTTTATAACCACAATATAACCATGATGTTTTATGCGTTATGGTTATATTTTTTTATGTGTTTATGGAGACTAAAAATGAATATTACAATACCTAGAAAATTAGATATGGGTGAAATAACAATAAAAAAAACCAGAAAACCTGCAAAATTAACAGTTGCAAAAGATAGTGATGAGCTCATACCATATATTACAGCATTGAAACAAGAATGCCCAGTGGAAAGTATTACTCTTATTGGGATTGCGTTTCATAAAAAAATATATCAAGTTGAAGCGGGTTATTCACGAAACCAAGACAAAGCGTATATGCCACAGCTTTTATGTCGTTTGCTCACTGAAACACAAGTAGAAGAATTTAAAAGAAGAGCGAAAGAAGTACACATAAACGCAAGAGTTCAAAACCCAAATTTTGATTTTGATAAAAAAATAAGCGATACAAATCAAAAAGAAATTGTTGTTAGTTTTTATGCAGATGAGTATTTGTTGTTATGCAAAGCAAGTGAATATAATCCAATACAAATGCAAAAAACACCTTTATTTAAAAAAGAAAATATTTTTGAAGATAAAGACAAAGATATATATAAAGCAAACAATAAAAAAAAGAGGTAAAATTTATGGCACTTATTGATAAAGTAAAAGCCAGATTAGGAGCAACCTCTTCTTATTTAATTCAAGTTACCAATTTTGATACCTCTGCAACAACGGTTAATAATACTGTTTTAACTGCTGCATGTGATGACTCTGAGGGGCTTTTCGAGGATATTGTTGGCATTGAGGCGGATGACGCCAATAAGGTGCATTTACCTCATCTTGTAAACGGTGTGCATTACTTTCTCGAATCTTACAAAGGGCGTGATTCTTCGATAAGCATGGGGCTATATAAAAGGGTGGTGGGTGGATTAAAGGCGTTTAGAGGGCGTCAAGTGATTGTTGCTCAAACTAATAGTGTTTTAAAACCCACCGCAGAGAAACAAAACGCAAACCCCGATTTTGATCGAGGTAATGCAATATATAACACAAAAAACTATAAAACATTTAGCATACGGGAGATAAACGAATGAGTGTGATAACAAGTAGTAGGGCGACTTTTGGTCGGCTTTCTACAATACAAAAAACAGTGGATTTACCTGGTTTTAGTGATATACCAGCAGAGATTGATTTGTCCGAAAGTGAAATTGCAAGTGCTGTTAATATGTATATAGCAAGTGATTTTTATATAACTTTAGCAGAAACAGCATCAAAAGGTCTTACTAGAATAGCAAACGACAGTACTCGTTGTAAGTATCCTTCAGGGATGTACCAGTTTCCAATAGTGGGACTGGACGATAAGTTATATATAAGATTGCAAGCGGGTTCTACTGAGACAGATGGGATTTCTTATTGGTTTATTGAATCAGATTAGGAGAGTAGAATATGGCTGCAAATAAAGCAGAACTTTGGTCTCAGCTTACAAAAGCAATAGATATTATGGATACTACATATAAGTATTTTTCAGGGGATGCGTCTACAACCCCCAATATGTTGGCTGATATAAAAACATTAGAAACGGACTTTAAGGGTAATCATATTTCTGATACTGCAAGTCAAATTAAGTCTTTTCGCAACAGTGCTAGTAGTATGATACAGCAAGGAGCGAGTTTAACAACGCCTATTTTGAAAGAACTTGGGCGAATTGGGTATTATAGTATTAACAATAATATTTCTTTAATTCTTGATGATATATATCAAGGGATGAAAGATGCGTCTGAAACAGTAAGATATAGAAACTTTACTTTTGGTGCTGTTTCAGACGCAGGCGTAGCAGTAGGCAACGGCACTGTTTACAGACTTTTAAAGAATAAAGATAATTATGATATTGAAGTTGGAGCAGTTAACGCTGGTATAACAAAAATCAAGTGTACAGAAGATAGATATAGCGGCAGAAGTGAAGGTAATGAAACTTTTATTATGTATGGGTCAGGTTTAACAAATGTTGACAATGTAGAATTAGGTACAGCTCCAACAGGGACAGCAACAATATTCGCTTTAACTTCTCAAGATTGTACAAGCTATCTTACAGATGGTAGTTTTGATACTACTGACGACACGGGTACTATAACCATATCGGGTTGGTCTCTTGATACTCCAGCCAATTTTCTCAAAGAAACAACCACAACATATAGAAACACAAGAGGTTCAAGCACAGGGGTTTCAATTGAAATCACAGCCAATAGTTATATGACACAAAACATTGCAGATGAAGGGCATACTTTTAATTCCAGCAAACCAACAATGATGGTTGTAAGATACTATAGAAAAGCCTCTTGTGATGGCAATTTAAAAATAACACTAGGTAATGAAACGGTAACATTAGACCTTACAACTGTTGCTAATGCCACTTGGCTAGACCTTACACTAGGCACAGGTACTGATGACGGTGGTTGGTATCAGCAATGGGGGAAAGATGATGCAACAATAAAAATAGAATTAGAAAGTAATACAACAGGCACTCTACTGGTGGATGAAGTATTAATAACTCAACCAACATTTTATGACGGTAAATATTATCTTCTTACTGCGGGTACAACAGATTATCTTAAAGGTGATTATTTTACTTTTACTGATAGCGTTCTTAATACCGGCAGAATACAATATTTTATCAATAAAATGTTTGGTAAAATGTTACCTCATGCTACAACAGGTGAAACATATCCAGATGCATAATAATTTTAAATGAGATACAAACAATATCCCACTTTGTTTTATTTATCTTTTTGTGTATTTATAGATAAAAAAGGAGAAAAAAATGGCATGGGTAAGTCAT